CGCCCCCGGGTCGCCGGACAGCTGGGTGCCGTTGCCGGGGTCTTCGGGGTCGGCGCCGTCGTCCTCGGGGAAGTCCGGGTCGTAGTCCGCGCCCTGCGCCCCGGACTGGTCCACCGCCGGGTCGATCAGCCCGTACTTCGTCGGCAACGACTCGAAGTCGATCACCGAGGCGTGGCCGATGACGAGCTTGTTGATGAGCATCTGCGGCCCGTAGGCGGCGTAGTGCTCGGGCCGGCCGTAGGGGCGCGCGGTCCTCAGGTGGAAGAACGGGAACCCGTAGGGGTGGGTGAACGCGGCGGGCTGCCCGTCGCCGGTGTAGGGCTGCCAGCCCTTGCGGCCGGTGGTCTTGCGGCCCTTCGCCCACACGTACCGCTCCACCCTGGCCTCACCGTCCTCGTTGGGCGGGTAGTACAGGTCAGCGCGGATCTGCTCGGTGTCGCCGTGGCCGGTACACCATGACTTGACCGCGACGTGGACTTGCAGGGGGTGCTCGTCGTCGTAGATCACGCGGACGGTGGTGGGGCTGTGCACGGTCATCCCGACATCGACGATGGTGCCGTCGGTGTCGAGGCGGGGCCACACCATCAGGTAGGCGTCACCGAGGGAGCAACCCTTCTCCAGCAGGCCGGGGAGTTCCTGATCCAACTGGTTGGTGGCCGTGAGGTTGGCGATCTCGTCGTCGGCGTGCTCGTCGCCGGTCGTGATCGATGTGATGTGGAGGCGGTTGAGGACGGCGCGGACGACGACCCTCGCGAAGTTGATCTCATCGATCTCGTCCAGGTTGGACTTGGCGAGGATCCGGGCGACCGCGTCAGAGGCGTACACCTCGTCGACGTCGCCCTCGTAGTACGCCTGGGCTTTGGCGTAGGCGGGCCGGGCGTCGGTGAGGTCGGCGTAGGCGGCCGTGAGTTCCGGCGTTCCTGCCACTGTGCGCCTCCCATGCCGCCGATGCCTTCGAATCGAAGGATACGACAGGCTGCTGCCATGACATCAGAGGAGAGGCGGGTTATCTGGGCTGCACCGACCGCGCCCGCACCCGCTTCCTCGGCGCCCGCGGCGGCTGATAGAACGCCAGCAGCAGGGCGTCCGCGTTGTCCGGACTGCGGCCGATCCGCTTCCGGATCTCATCCTTCGGCTCCACCTGCACCCGCCCCCGCGGGTCCGCCCACCACCGCGGCGCGAGCAACTGCGCCACCGTCGTGTCCGCGTTGACCATCCCCGACAGGTCCCACCCCCCGGACTCAGACAGGCCGCGCCCGATCTCCCACCACAACTCGGCACGCAGGTTCAGGAACTTGTCCGGCCTCGCCGCGGCGGCCCCCACGTTCACTCCGTGGACCTGCGCCCCGTGCTCCCCCCGCTTGCGGGCGTTCCGCAGCTCACCGATTACCCCGAACCCCACCCCGATACTGTCGACCTTCACTGCGGTCGCGCCGGTCTCCCGGATCGCGTCCAGGACCATCGGCGCGATCAGCTCCGGCCGGTCCGTGAGCGCCCGCCATTCCCTGCCCGCCCGCCGGCCGGCCCGCTCCCGGATGACGGTCTCGTCACCACCCCCGCCGACGTCGACCCCCAACTCCACTGGCTCCAGGTCCTCCGGCGGGGCCAGCTCCTCCGGCGGGATCCGGCACGTCGCGACATCGGAGGTGCGCACCACCTGGTTCGGTGCGTCCTCCGCGAACTCGCCCAAAACCTTCGACCGGTACAGGGGGTTGTCGGTGCCCCACTCGCGGGCCTTCTCCTCCACCCACTCCCGCGACACCAGCGCCAGCCTGACGTCCTCGGGCACCTGCTCCCCGGTGAGGTTCGGCGACTCGAACGCGCTGATCCCGATCACATGCCAACCGGAGCCGGGCTCGCAGACCTTCCGGAAGTGCGTGGCCGGGTTGTCGGGGTTCCCGATCGCGAGGATCCGGCAGTCGGTGTTTGTCGTGAGGGCGTCAGCGGCGATCCACAGCTGCTCGGGTACCCCGCAGGCCTCGTCGATGATGACGAGGACGTACCGGGCGTGGATGCCCTGGAAGGAGGATTCGTCGTGGTCGGCGGGCTTCCGCCCGTAGGCGACGATCTCGTCGTCGAGGAACCACTCCGTCTGGTTCACTCTGCCCGGGAGCTTGCCGCGCTTGTGGTTGCGGCGGATGTACCGCCACAGGATCGCTCGCACCTGCGCGGCGGTCGGCGCCGTGGTGACGACGAACGCCTCGCCCGGGGGGTGGGTGTCGAGCCAGTGCGCCACGGCGGCGGCGGCAAGCCATGACTTCCCCACGCCGTGACACGACCGCACCGCGGTCTTCCGGTGCTCCTGGACCGCTCGCAGGATCTCCTGCTGCTTCGACCACGTCGTCTGCTGCAGCCGCTCCCGCACCCACAGCACCGGGTCCCGACCGTACTTGCGGGTCCGCACCGCCAGTGTCCGCTGGTCGAGCTGCGCCCGCAGGCTGTCGCGGAGCTGCTTGAGCTGCCTCGTGTCGCCGGCCCGGACAAGCTGGCCGGCCTGCGCGAGGACATGGGTGAAGTCAGGTGCCGGTGTCGCCATCGGTGGCCGCCTGGGTAAGCGCGTCGAGGATGTCGGCGACCTCTCGCCCAAGGTTCTCCGCGTCAACGGACACCTTCGTCGGCGCGTCGAGGCCGAGGAGTTTACGGCGGGACTCGGACACCTGGCGGAGGCGGTCGATCGCGGCGAGGCGGGGTCCGTCGTCGAGGATCACGTTGCCGTCGTCGTCTTTGACGACGTGGCCGTGGGAGACGGTGATGTGGTCGCGGAGGAGGACGGCCATGGCCGCGTCGTGGATCTCTTCGAGGCGGGCCAACTCGACGGCGCGGGCTTGTTCGGCGGGTTCGGTGAGGGTGTCGCGCCACGCCCTGTGGACCCGTTCGAACGCGGTCGACTTGCTGCAGCCCATGCGGTGGGCGATCGCCTTGTATGAGAGGCCTTCTCCGCGGAGGCGGGCGGCTTCGGCGTCGTCGGAGACGGTGGCATTGTCGCGAATGTACCTGGCGTCGCGCTGGTTGCGTGGTCCGTCGTGCATGGGTGTTCACCTCCGCCGCCCTGGGTTTACCGTTGAATCGTAGGTCAGTATGCGCGCATAGCTTCGATCTGTGGGGTGGAGTCATGGCGGGTAGGCGGCGTAAGGGCGGCGGGAAGCGGCGGAAGGCCCTGCCGAAGCTGGGCACGGGGGCGAGGTTCCGGGCGGTCGAAGCCTCGGCGGCGAGGGGTGGGGCCAGGAACCCGGCGGGGGTCGCGGCGGCCGTGGGGCGCCGGAAGTACGGGGCGAAGCGGTTCGCGGCGATGGCCGCGGCCGGGCGGAAGCGGCGGGGGAAGCGCTGATGGTGTCGGACCGGGGTGGACGGTTCGGGTTCGTCTACAAGACGCGTCAGCGAACGTACAAGGCGCTGCGCCGCAAGGGCGCCTCCAAGTCGAAGGCGGCGAGGATCTCGAACGCCGGCCTCACGCACGTCCAGCGCTCCCGCATGGCCCGCAAGGCTGCGAGGACTCGGAAGCGGCACGGCGGGAAGTAAGCCACCCGGTGGCGGGTGCGCGGCCCCTGGCGTGAGGGCGTCGGGGGCCGCGGCGTGTCCGGGGTCAGCGCCGGGTCGGTTCCCAGCCTTGCGGGGGGTACTGCTGCGGCGGGTAGGGCTGCTGCGGGGGCTGTCCGTAGCCGGGCTGCTGCATGAGCCCTGGGGGGATGTGGGTGACGGTGACGCGGGAGCGGCGGCGGCTGGCGTAGATCGGGTACCAGAGCCCCAGCGTGCAGAAGATCATCGTCCAGTGGAAGGTGAGGGCGATCCACCCGGTCTTGCGCCGGGTCTTGATGGTGGGCATGTGTCCCCCTGCGGGTGGTGGCGTGTTGGCGGGAGTGTGGCAGATGCGCCCGGCCTGTGCGCCCCGTGTGACGGTCCTGTGACGAACGCTCACGCCCCGAACAGCGGGTCCTGCTCCACGTCGAACCGTCCCGGGCGGCGCACCGCCGTGCCTCCGGGTCCACCAATTCCCTGCCGCACAGGGCGCAGCGGACAACGCGGCGCCCCGCCACCGGGCCAGTGCCGGGCAGCGGGGCGTCGGGGGGCATGTCAGGCCTTGCTGAACGGGTCGGGGGCGGGAGTGGTCACGTCGACGGTGAGGCGGCGGATCTTCGCGCCCCACGTCGCGGTGACGGCGACGACCTCGGCACCGGTGGCGCCGGATTACCGGGCGTCCTCCACGAACGCGGCAACGTCGTCGAGGGTGAGCGCCCCACCTTTGGGGGCTTCGTGCTGGATCTGCTTCTTGGTGGCCATGGGGTCATTCTCCTGTCGGGCTGCGCCACATGCGGCGCAGTGTCTCGTCGAGCAGTCGCCGGGCGCACGGGTGGAGGTCGCCGGGTTGCGCCCACCTGGCAATGAGCCGGCGCGGCCCAGTGTGCGTCTCGTGCTCAACGATCCGCAGCCACGCGACCTGTTCGGCGAGGGTGAGCCGCGCCCCGTGGGGTCTCACCGCTGGTCCGGGGGCTGCCCGGTGGTGGTCCCGTACCGGTCGACGCGGTGTCCGCAGGTGCATCCGGGGTTGTCGCAGTGCTGGTCGCGTGGCGCGCGGGTGTCGGCGGCGCGGGCGCAGGGGGCGCAGATCACGGGCTCTCCTTCGGGGTGGTGTGGCCAGCGCCTGTACACGCGGCCATGTCCTGCTTCCTTGTCTGCCGGCACGCGGCGTCCTCCCGCTGCGCCCACTCCCGGAGTTCGCCGGCGTGTTCGGGGTGCACTTCGGCGGCCAGCCGGCACGCGAGGGCGGTCTCGCACGCGGTGGACACGTAGGGCCGCATGTGCGGGGCGATGAGCGCCCGCAGGTGTTCGGGTAGGGCGTCGCGGTCGGACCCGGGCGGGGGCGGCACGTACAGGCCCTGCAGGGCGTCCAGGACGGCGGCGGCTTGGGTGGCGGGGTGGGCGTGCGGGCAGTCGGCGAGGGTGCGGGCGATGACGGTGAGCGGGTCGGGGGCGGTCACTGCTGCTCCTGGTTGATGAGGCGGGCGACGGCGAGGGCGCGTTCGAAGTGGGCGTCCCAGGTGTGGATCACGTCCGGGTCGGGGTCCCATTCGCCCGCTTCGCTGTCGAGCCAGTCGGCGAGCGCGGCCCCGACGCCGGGGTGCATGGCGGCGGCGTAGGTGGCGTTGAGGGGTCCCTTGTAGTCGTTGTCGAAGGTGGCGAGGATCTTGCCGCCGCCGACGAGTTGATGATCGCGGTCGTCTCCCCAGCGGGTGTTGGGGTCATCGGGGATCCATGGCCCGTCCGTGGCGTCGGTGGCGAGTTCGCGGAGCCGTGCGGCGGCTGCGCGGAGTTCGTCGGCGGGGGTGGTCACTGCTGCTCCGGTTCGATGGCGGTGATGCGGGCGAGGCGGTAGAGGCGGGGGTGGGCGCGGCCGTAGGTGTCGAGGGTGTCGATCCACATCACGGCCTCGCTGCGGGCCCAGTCGGGCGTGCCGATGAGGTTCTTCATTTCGGGGATGCGGTGCGCGGGGAGGTCGATGGTGAGGGTTTCGGGGGTGTGGTTGTCGGGGGTCCAGGTGAGTCGGGCGAGCATGGGGCTCCTCGGGTGGGCCCGGCCGGGATGTCCGGCCGGGCGGGCGGTCAGGGCTTGCGGTTGAGGTGGTGGAGTAGGCGGTTGAACGCGGCGAATGTCTCCATGACGAGCGCGTCAAGGATGGGCACGGTCTCCGGTACGGGGTCGCCTTGCCGGCCCTCGGCGCAGTCCGCGCAGAACGGCTGGTCGCGGTAGTTGTGGTAGGCGACGTCGGGGCTGCCGCACACGCAGCACACCTCGCGCGAGGACGGCGCCGGCTCGGGGGGCTGCGTGCCGGACAGCTGCTCGATGCTGTGGCAGCGCTGGCAGAGGAATGCACCCTTTGCGTCGCACCGTGCGGTGGCGTTGCCGCACCGGGCACACGGGGCGACGAGGGGCAGCGAGATGGCGTTCGACACCGACCCGCCGTCCGGCTGCTCCCCGTCGAGGGCGCGGCGGAGCGCGCGGGCGTAGGGCAGGTCGGCGGCGAGCGCGTGTTCCCACCGGTCCGCGAGGTCCCACACGCGGTTGAGGGCGGCCTCGGCCTGCTCGGCGCGCTTGAGCGCGTAGGCGGCGTCCTTAGCGGCGGTCCGCTTCACCCGGTCGGCGAGGTCGGCTCGCTGCTGGAGCGCGTACCGCTCCTCGGCCATCTCCTGCCGCTGCTGCATGGCGCGGCGCACGCCCTCCACGGCCGCGTCCCGCTCGGCGGCGAGCTTGCGGATCGCGGGTGCGAGGATGAGCCAGCCGTTGGAGTCGGTGGGGTACCCGGCGGCGGCAAGTTCGTCGCGGGCGTCATGCAGCGCAGCGGCGCGCTCGGTCGCGGCGGTACGAATGACGCCCACCTGATCGATCATGTCGGCCCACGCGCGGGGGTCGATCAGACCGAGCGCGTCGGCGAGCTGCCGCCGGTGCTCCTCGTGCGCGGCGTCGGCCTGCTCGCGCGCAGCAGCTGCGAGGTCCGCCACGCCCGCGACGGGCGAGTCGAGCATGCGACGCAGGGGATCGGCAGCCAGTTTCCGGGCCCGGTCGGTGATGTAGCCCCAGGGTGCGCTGGTGCCGAGCCCCAGCGCCTCGGACATGGCGAGGCGATGCTCCTCGTGCGCGGCCCGCACGGCGGCGACCACCTGCACGATCTCGTCCCACGACACGGACGGGGGCAGGTCGAGGGCGCTGGTGAGCTTGGCGTACAGGTCCGGCATGCGCTTGCCGGCCTCGACGAAGTCGGCGGTCATCTGACTGATGGCCGGGGCCTCGGGGGTGGTGCGCGGGTCGGTCTCCAGCAGGGTGCTGGCGGCGTCCGGCTGGGGGCATTCGAGGCGGGAGCAGGTGACGTACCCGCCATCGCCGAGGAACAGCGACGTGCCGCCGCAGGCGGGGCAGTAGCCGCGCACCTCGGACGAGGTTTCGGTCGGCACGTCGGCCCAGGTGTGGCGCTCGCCGGGTGTGGTGTGCGCCCGGTGGAGGGTGTGATGCCCCAGGGGTAGGTGGCAGGTGAGCAGGGCGCCTACGGCGTCGTAGTGGCGGGCGCCGCACACGGCGGCCTCGGGGGTGGGGGTGTGGTCGGTCACGGTCGGGGCTCCTCGGTGGTGCGGTCGGCGTCGCTGCGGCGGATGGTGGGTGCGGGGCTGCGCCGCGGCGGTGGTGGGTCGTGGCGGTGCCGCCAGATGTTCCAGGTGGCGGCGGGCCGGACGAGGGCGTGGGCGGCCAGCAGGACGGCCTGGCGGGGCCGGGAGCCGGTCAGCCAGGGCCCGCCGAAGGCCATCTGCCGCCACACCCACGTGTCGAGCCGGTCCAGGGGCCGGACGCGCCCGAGCAGGTACCCGGCGGTGAGGGCGGCCACGATGACGGCAGCGGCGATGGGCGCGCTCACGACTGGCCTCCGGGGTGGGTGGTGTCCGCGTGGGCGCGGAGCCGGGCGGCGGCGCGGCGGATGGGCGCGTCAAGACCGGGCCCGGTGTACTCGGCGGTCAGCCAGTCGGCGGCCTCGCGGAGCACTTCGGCGCGGGTCGGCGCGCCGGGCGGGAGGGCGTCGTGCCCGTCGTCGGGGTGGGTGTGGTGCGCCCACCAACCGCCGGTCGGGCAGGCCACCCACTCGATTGGCGTCTCGCACACCGCGCAGGGGGGCGCAGTCTCGGCCAGCACCTCGGCGCGGTACGCGTCGAGCAGCGCGGGGGCGGTGCGGTCGTCGCCCCACATGGCCAGGGCGAGCAGGTCGTCGGCGGCGCTCACCGGGAACCGCCCTCGGCTGCGGCCTCGGCGGTGGCGACGATGCGGTCCCGCAGGGACGGGGTAGGGGCGGTCACCGGTCACCCCCAGCGGCGAGTTGGTCGGCGTACTCGCGGATCGCTGCGACGGTGTCGGTGTTGCCGCACTCCCACGCGTCCTCTGTGGTGTCCATCTCGGAGCAGTCCGGGGCGGCCAGGTTGTCGAAGCGTTCGGCCAGTTCGCGGGCGTGGGCGGCAAGAACGGTGCGGGCCGACGCCAATGCCTCGGTGATGGCCATGGCGCCGGGGTCGGCGGCGATGAGGTCGCGGAGGGCGGCCAGCATCGGAGGCACGGCGTCCTCGGGGCGCGCGGCCGGCTGGGGAACCGGGTGGGTGGTGGGCTCGGTCATCGCTGGGTGCTCCCCTCGGTGGCGGGGGTGCCGTCCGCGTGCTGCACGAGCCGGTAGCCGGTCTTGCGGCCGGCCGTGGCGTGGAGCTGCCGCACGGTGATGGAACGGAGGCGCAAGCCGCGCCCGTCGGGGGCGACGGTCTCGATGTCGACTTGCCCGTCGCCCCGCCATCCGGGGTACGGGCGGGACGTGACGCGGATCCGGGTGACGGCCGCGTCATGGGCGTCGTGCCGCTCGTACTCCTGGCCGGGCTCGATGCGGTGGGTCATGGTGTGGTCCTTCCGGGTTGTGGTGGGGTGGGGGTGGGGGCGCGCCGGGTAGGGACCGGGAAGGTCCGGGGAGCCGCGAGCCAGCGCGGCCAGGCGGACCGCGGGGTCCGGTTCGTGTGCCGCACCCCACCCGGCTGCGATGAACTGCTCGCCGATCCACCGGGTGTACGCGGGCGGGATCGCCTCGGTCAGCTCCTCGTGCACGTCCGTCCACGTGATGCCCATGGCCTGTTGCATTTCCGGGACGGTGCCTTTGCCGCCACCCTTGCCGTACGCGGCGATGTACGGGCCGTCGCTGTAGACGCCGTGCCTCCAGCCGCGGACCGGGCCGCGGTGCCGCCGGTGAGCGGGCTGCGCGGGGAGCGGGGTGCCGAGCCAGCCGAGTTCGAACTGCCGGTGTCGGATCACGCCGAGCCCGAACGTTTCGCCGCACAACACCAGGTCGGGGCGCATGGGGGCGCTGGTGACGTTCTCGATGACCCAGTCGACGCCGTACCAGAGACACAGGTCGCGCATCGCGGCAAGGAAGTCGGCGTACCGCCGGCCGCGGTTGGTGCCCTTGGTGAGGGTCGTGTGGGACTGGCACGGTGGGGAGGCGTGGACGAGGTGGAATTCCTGCCCGTGTTCGCGCATGAAGTGCAGGGCGTCGCCCTGGTGAAACTCGAACGGGTAGCGGGGCCGGGGCTGGATGTCGACGCCGACTACCTCGAACCCGGCGAGCCAGTAGCCCATGCCGGCGCCGCCTGCGCAGCAGAACAGGTCGAGTACGCGGGGGCGGTGCGTCACGGTCGGGGCTCCTTGGGTCCGTGCGGGTGTCTGTGTGCCCGCGTGCGGGGCTGGGGGGTGGTGGTCAGGTGGCACGCCAGGGCAGGACGTCCAGGCCCGGGTTCTGCCACATGACGCCCCACGGCTTGGTGACCGGGACGAGGCCGACGGTGGCCGGGTCGGTGCAGTGCCGGCCTGCGCCGTGCTTCCCGACGCGGTGCTTGTCGGCGGCGGAGTCGCAGCTGAACGTGCGGTGGCAGGCCCCGCAGTGCGCCCGGCTGAGGCCGGTCCACCAGGCGCCGCAGGGGTGGGTGATGGCGCCCGCAGGTCGGGTCGTGGTGGGGGCGGGGGTCTGGGTGTCCGTCATGGTGGCCTCAAATCACTGGTCGGGTTTTCGTAGGACGGCCTCTGGGGGCCGGTGCGGTGTCCGGGTCCGCCGTGTCCCTGCGGGGCGCTCAGGGGCCCGTTCGTGCGGTCCGGGTTCGGTCGGGGGTGCGTTCGGGTCAGGCGGCGGGGATCGCGCAGTTGCAGTCGGGGTGGCAGGTGTCTCGGTCGGTTCGGGTGCCGGCGGGCCAGGTACCAGGCCGGTGGTCGGGTCCGTGGAGGCTGCCGACGGCGGGAGGCGGGGCGGCTGTTGCGGCGGTGGGCCGGTTGGCGGTGAGTTCGGTGATGAACCGGCGCAGGTCGCCGTCGGCTTTGAGTGCGGCGATGTCGTCCGCGGTGACGGAGGTGCTCATGTCTGGTTCATGTCGACGACGCGGCTGTAGTGGAGTTGCGCGGCGGCTGTGATCACGGCGGGGTTCCCGCCGCGGTGCTTGTCGACGATGAGGTCGATCTCGCCGGCGCGGGGGGACTCGCGGTCGTAGGCGTCGTCGCGGTGGAGGAGGAGGACGATGTCGGCGTCCTGCTCGATCGCGCCGGATTCGCGGAGGTCGGATTTGGTGGGGCGCTTGTCCTGGCGGTGTTCGGGGCCGCGGTTGAGCTGGGCGAGGATGATCAGGGTGATCCCGAACTCCTTCGCGAGGAGCTTGAGCCCGCGGGAGAGCTTCGCGACTTCGCCTTGCCGGTTCTCGGCCTTGGGCGCGGTCATCAACTGCAGGTAGTCGACGATGACGAGGCGCAGGCCTGCGGTGCGGGTGAGGTGCCGGACCTGGGCGCGGAGCCTGGGGAGGGTGAGGTCGGGGTTCTCGTCGATGTGGAGGGGTGCGGCGAGGATCTTGTCGGTGAGGTTCGTGGCGCGGGCCATGGCGGCGTCGTCGGCGGTGCCCTGCTTGATGTGGTGCAGGGGGATGCGGGCTTCGGCGGACAGGACGATCCGACCGAGCTCCTTCTCGCTCATCTCCAGGCTGTCCACAAGCGTGCAGATTCCGTTGTGGACGGCGGCGGCGCGGGCGAGGCCGACGGCGACGGTGGTCTTCCCGATGGCGGGGCGGGCTCCGATGACGACGAGTTGCCCGGGGGCCCATCCGCCGGACAGCAGGTGGTCGAGGTCGATGAGCCCGGTGGGGATGCGGTCTTCGATGCTGGGCGGGGTGATGGCTTCGATGAGCGCGCCGGCCCACAGGTCGCCGAGGAGGGTGGTCTTGTTGGTGGTCTCGGGGCGGACGATGGTGTCGAGCTGCTGCTGGAGGGCGGCGATGTCGGTGTCGGGGTCGAACGCGAAGGACGCGCCGCGGGTGCGGGCGTCGTGGCCGAGTTTCACGACGCGGGCGGCGACGGCTGCGCGTGTGATCTTCGCGGCGTACCAGGGGGCGGCGCCGGGTTGGGCGTGCCCGTAGAGCTGCTGTAGTTGGAGGCTGGTGGGCGGCATGATCGGCATGCGCCCGTCGGCCCGCCAGGCTTGGAGTTGCTTGTCGACGGCGTGCCAGCGGATTTCTCCGTCGGTGAGGCCGGTGCGGATCTCTTCGATGGCGTACCAGATCCACCGGCAGGTGTCGTCGGAGAAGTCGGCGGGGTCGAAGTCGGCGGCGAGCTGGTCGATGAGTTCGGGGCGGGCCATGGCGGAGGCGGTGACGACGCGTTCGGCTTCGAGGTCGCGGGGGATGCCGCGCACCTCCGGCTCGGCGTCGGTGGGCTCCCACAGGTCGACTTCGGTCGTCACGCGGACACCGCCAGGGGGCAGCCGGGGCCGCAGGGTGCTTCGCTGTCGTCGAGGTCGACACACACGACACAGTTGACGTCGGTGACTTCGGCGTGGCCGGTGAGGTCGGTGCCGCACAGGCCGCGGTCCTCGTCGCAGCAGTAGAGGTGGTTGGTCTCGCCGTTGGTTGCGGTGGCGACCGGCGCGGCGGCAGTGCTGGCGTTCACGCCGCCTCCCCGCGGCGCTTGTCGTGGCCCTTGAGGACGATGCGCTGGCACATCTCGGCGAGGCGGGAGGTGACGCGGTCGCCGAGTCGGCCGGCGAGTTCGCCGGGGCTGACGTTGGAGGTGATCAGGGTGGGCAGCTGGTGCTCGTACCGGTGGTTGATCAGCCGGAAGGTGATCTCCTCGGTGAACTCGGTGGGTTTCCGCTCCGCCCCCAGGTCGTCGAGGAGGAGGAGCCGGGCGTTGCGGTAGCGGGCGAACTCCGCTTCGGAGTCGATGCCGTGGCGGGGGCGGAGCGCGGCGTACAGGTCGGCGGCGGTCGTGACGGCCCACCGGGTGACGACACCGGTGATGGCGAGGTCGCGGACCGCACCGTAGGACTCGTGGGTTTTCCCCACTCCGGTGGCCCCGAGGAGGATCAGGGACGGGCCCTGGCTGATCGTGGCGATGTACGCGCCGCGCTGCACCATGTCGGCTCGGGCCTGGGCGGCTACGGCGTCGACCCAGGTGCGGACGGCGGGGTCGGTGGGCACGGCGCCTTGGAACCGGGCGGGGGTGACTTTCGCGGCCTCGATGAGGGAGAGGCGGGCGATGTTCGGTTCGCTGTCGGGGTCGTCGTTGCTGTTGAGCCAGTCGAGGGTGCGGCCACGGTTGGCGAGGAGCGGCAGGAGGTTGGGGTAGAGCCGCGGGTTCAGCGGCGGGACGTACTGCACTGGGTCACCACTTCTCGTCGTAGACGGAGTCGTCGGTCGGGTTGCGGAAGGGGGTGTGGCCACCGGACACGGCGCGGAGCGGAGGGCGGTTGGCGCGCTCGGAGGCGTACTTGGCGGAGCGGCGGAGCCACTTCTTCCATTCCTCGGGCCAGTTGCGGCGGCGGCCGCCGTCGGCGCGGAAGTGGGAGACGAACTGCTGGGTCTCGTAGTCGGCGTCGAGTTGGGGGAAGGTCGCGGCGGCCCAGCGGCGCATTGGGTCGGTGAGTTCGAAGCCGTCGTCGTCGATGGGGGCGTTGAAGGCGGGGCGGTTGGCCGGCTGCTGCTCGGTGCGCGCCCTACTACGGGTGTCTTCTCCCTCTGCCTCAGCCACGTCGTAGTTATGGGAGGGGAGGGGAGGGG